AAGTCTAAGATTCCTGTAGAAGTATCTTGGGAGGCAGGTATTAGTAAATGGTCTGGCTTACTTGATATGGCATTAGAATCTGGACATGTAATTAAACCTAGTAATGGTTGGTATCAGAAACAAAACCCTGAAACAGGAGAAATAGTTCCTGAGGCAAAGGTTAGATTAAAAGATACACAGACTAAAGAGTTCTGGTTGCCTATATTACAAGATAAAACATTTTCCGATTGGATTAGGAATAGATATACGATTGGAGCTGTAGATATGATGTCAGCAGAAGTATCAGATGAAGATATTGAAAAAGAATACGACAAAGTGTGATAGGTGTGGAGAACCTATAAACAAAGAAAAAGATAAGGCATACTGTTTTCATACTGAAGATAGTGAAGTTTATATTTGTGTGCCTTGTGTCAGAGACGTATATCACGAATTTGTAAAGCATAATGGAGATGGGAAGATAATTCCAGATGAAGAATAGAGTAGAACAAGTAATACTAGACAATTTAATTAAAGATGATGACTTTGTAAGAAAAGTTATTCCTTTTCTAAAGCCAGAATATTTTATGGTATTTGAAGACAGAAAAGTCTTTGAAATTATATTTGATTTTGTAGAAAAATATAATAACCCTCCTAGTAAACAAGCAGTGGTATTAGGAATAAATGAAGACACATCTTTAAATGAAGATACTCATGCTAAATGTATGGAAGTTATTAATAGTCTAAATGGCGATGAAGTAGATAAAAATTGGTTACTAGATGAAACAGAAAAGTTCTGTAAGGATAAGGCTCTTTATTTGGGTGTTATGGAAAGTATCCAAATTATAGATGGTAAGAAGAAAGATTTATCTACAGATGCTTTACCTGGTATTTTATCTGAGGCATTGAGTGTAGGATTTGATACTAATGTAGGACACGACTTTATTGAAGATGCTGATAAACGATATGATTATTATCATAGGTTAGAAGAGAAAGTAGAATTTGATTTAGACTTGTTTAATAAAATTACAGAAGGTGGTTTGTCTAACAAGACATTAAACATAGCATTAGCAGGCACAGGCGTAGGTAAATCCCTGTTTATGTGTCATATGGCGTCTGCTTGTATCGCTAAGGGTAAAAATGTGTTATATATTACCCTAGAAATGTCAGAAGAAAGAATAGCAGAGAGAATAGATGCTAACCTAATGAATATTCCTATAATGGAGTTAAAGGATTTATCTAAGACAATGTATGATGAAAGAATACAAAAGATAAATGATAAGATAGAAGGTAGATTAATTGTTAAAGAATATCCTACAGCATCTGCACATGCAGGACACTTTAAGGCATTATTAAATGAACTTAAACTTAAAAGAAGTTTCTTCCCTGATATTATATTCATAGACTATTTGAATATATGCACTAGTGCTAGATTTAGACCAGGTAGTCAGGCAAATACATATATGGTTATTAAAAGTATTGCAGAAGAACTTAGAGGGTTAGCAGTAGAACAAGATGTTCCTATAATGAGTGCTACACAAACAACAAGGGGTGGTTATAATTCTAGTGATGTTGATTTAACAGATACCTCAGAAAGTTTTGGTTTGCCAGCTACAGCAGACTTAATGTTTGCATTGATTAGCACAGAAGAATTAGAACAAATGGGTCAGTTTATGGTTAAACAATTAAAAAATAGATATGCTGATCCTACAAGATTTAAAAGGTTTATGATTGGTGTTGATAGAGCTAAAATGAAATTATTTGATTTAGAAGAGTCAGCACAGACTCAACTTACAGACGCCAACATAGAAGTTCCAGTATTTGATAGAGGCCAGACGGAGGATAAGTATGGCGACATTAAATTTTAATGAAATAGAGTGGGAAATAAACGATAATCCTATTTCACAAAGATATGCAGAGTTTCTAAAAGACAACATAGAAGATACAAATCAGTTCTTCTACATGGGTGAAACAGAAACACAAATCAAAGACGAAATAGAAAAGATAGCATATTTAAAAGGTGCTGAAACTCTAGACTTAAATGAGTTGCATGAATTTTTTGTAGACAATGAGGAAGATGATGAACTTAAAAGACTAAATCATCTTATTCATTATTACGAGTTAGTTCAAAACAACTATCCACCTAGATGGGGTTATGAACCTTCAGATGCTAGTATTACATTAGAACAAGAAGATTATGAACAGTTTACATTGACTAGAAATTTTGGAGACTTGTATATAGGTTATCCTCATGTAGGTAAACATTTTGCAGAGATAGTATTTTCTAATGATACTGAAATTAAAGAAGAACAATATTGGCCACAGGAAATATGTAGAACTAATTTCTTTTGTTGGCTAGGAAAAGACTTTACTGCTCCACCACAATGGTTTTGGAATAGAGCACAAAAGTTACACAAAAAACTAAAAGACAGACTTGGATTACCAGAATTAAATGATCCAAACTTAAGATTAGGATATATACCTTTCGCTAAACTTAAAACTCGTATAAATAGTAATGAACTTGTTAGTCACCTTTTGAAAGTGAAACAAAGTTCAAATAATTATACGGAGTTATTTAATGGCTGAAAGACAAAATTTTGTTGAAATAAGTTTAGAAGAATACGAAGAACTAAAAGCACAGATACCTGGAGACGAACCAGAAGCACCAGCAGCAAAACCTTGGTGGAGCGCACCTGACGATAGAGGTTGGATTTGGATTGCACCAGAGTATTTTAGTAGGTGGAGATTGTTTCCACGTGCATTCATTAGCATGTATATCTACTTATTGTTTAAGGTAGTTACATGGTTCATGGCTTTACCAGCACCTATAGCAGAACAATCTGCTTTAGTTAGTGTTATTGTAGGAGCCGGAGCTGCTTGGTTTGGATTGTATGTGAATTCTACTTCAACTGATCATAGTAAAGAGTAGACAATGCCAACAATAGAATTATCAGAATACTATGTTGAGTTCATAGGGTTTTTAATCACCTTGATAGTTGGTCTATCAATTCGTGATTGGGCAGGAGCATTTGTTAAAGGTGCTAAATTTAGATTTAACCCTGCATTCCAAGAAGGAGACAAAGTAATATTAGATGGTAATCCTGCTTTAATTGTAAAAATAGGATTATCAGAAACGGTTTTTGGAGTATATGGAAAAGATGGCTATACATGGCGATATGTTCCTAATGCAAGAATCGAGTTTTTGAAATTAGAGAAAATAGTTGATCCTGAATTACATAGGGACACTCAACAGGAAAAAGCACAAAAAATAATAGATGCTTTACAAGACTCAAAGATAAAACAAAATGGAGACGCAATAGAAAAAATTAAAAATGGAGAAAAGTGATGCCCGCCAAATTCAAACCTTCCCACAAGGAATACATAAAAGACAGAAATAACAGAGCCACTACTAGGTGGAGATGGAAACATTATTATCTAAAGCAAACATCTACTGAAGATATCATAGATGGTATAAACAACGGCAAACGCAAACATAGAACCAAATTCATCAACGAATTGAACCGTAGAGGGGTGAAATTGGTGTGGAAAACCGAAGAAGAAATAGCAATAGATACCTAAGTTACTGATATACAACCAAAAAAGATTTCAAAAAAAGGTTGACTTTTGGTTCGCCAGAGTGCATAATAACGGTATATTTAGTAAAAAGGTAAAATAAAATATGAGAACTTGGGAACAACTAACAGAAAGAGAACAGTTACTTACTTATATAAGCGACTGTTATAAGGACGCTTATGGCATGAGGCCACGTTTTTCTTATGATGACTATTCTGTAGCTGAACTCAAAGTCGAGTTGGACAGACTTGTTGAAATTGCTAATGCTCAATATGAGGAAGAGCAAAGAATGCAAGCTCAAAACTGGAAAGATCTACATACTCATTTTGCAGGTTTAGTAAATATTGGAGCAAAAGATTTCAGGCAAGCTCTTATTTGGGATATGGATGCCGAAGAAGTGGGTGGTGATTTCGATTACTACTGCTTTAAGAAAGGAGTATCTTACTCTAAGGCTAGAGTATTCAAAAGATTAGCAGCTTGATGCTTTTGGTCCTATAAGTAGTTGACTCTTGGTTTACAAGAGTCTATAATGTGTGAGTAATAAAGAAATGGAGATGTTATGTCAGAACAATTATTCAAATATGCAGGCTATAGCGTAACTGAATCAGGCCAAACTAAGGCTAGATTTGGTAACGATATGGTTTCTCGCATTAAGAAACTTACGGCAAACAGCAACACCGATACTTGGTTTGCTGAATTACCGGAAGCTATGACCAAGAAAGAAGCATGTAACTTCTTACTTCAAAGAGAGGACATTAGTTCTAACTTCGAGGTAAAAGATGCGCTTCAGAAGGTCGTATATCGTAATGCACCTCGTGTATCGAGAACAGTTAATGTTGCAGCACCTAGTGTTGGAGCAGAAACTGTTGTCAATGAGAGTGTAAATTCTGAAACCAATGAAATGGAGGCCTAATTATGGCAACGACTAAGGTGACTCAGAAGCAAAAAGTTTTAAACTTTTTAACTTCTGGCAGAAGCTTGAGCAACGCAGTGGCAACACATAAGCTCAAAGTAAATAGACTACCTGCTAAGATTAATGTTCTTAGATCAGAAGGTTATGCTATTTACACCAATACCAATCAACAAGGTAATCCTACCTACAGATTGGGAACACCTAGCAGAGCGATGATTGCAGCAGCACATAGCGCTGGCGTATCATTTAGCTAAGCTAAGTTATTGGAGCCCTGTAAGTCGGGAATTAGCGCATGGGCTCCATATTTTGCCAATAACTATTATAACAGGCAACAAGTTTAGAGGATGATCAGTAACGGCATCCGAGGACGTCAGAGTCCAAACTACCGTTACATAATTATATGAGAAAAATACTATATAAATAAGAGGACCTAGGTATATAAAGAACCCGAATCATTTAAGAATTCTAAGGTTCCGTCCTCAACAAAAAAGGCCTAACTTTTAAAAGGAACAATAAATGGCAGACCGTAGATTAGCAGAAGAATTAATAGAAGCCCTAGAGGCCAAATACAGAGGGCAGATAGCAGAGGCAGCAGCAAACATTAGAGTATATATTGAAAACCCAATGGGTATAGGAGAACATCCTGACGTGGTAGCTGCAATGGACACACAAATAGCGCTAATAGCAGAAGCACAAGATAAACTAGATATCCTACAGAGTCGTAGGTTTAACTTTACCGGGAAGAGGCACCCGGTGGAGTGAAAGAAGTGGCTAGCTTTGGAAACGAATTTTTAGGTGCAACCGTATCGTATAATGGCGATAACATGCACAAAGTAAATTATATAAGAGAAGGTGAGATAGTATTCTCTAATTTTATATTTAATGATAACAGGGAATCGGGGGAACAGGATTCAATTGAAATGGCAGAAAAATTCGTAAAACAAGGTATTAGACACAATGGCAAATAATGTATATAGCAAGATAAAAATCTGTGAAGCTAATTTAGACGCTGAACACGCATTTATAGAAATATTCCAACACATCGAAGAACAAAGAGAAACAGGATTAGAGTTTTCTCATATTCTACCTGATGTTGAAATAATAGATAATGAATATATGGACGAAAATGTTGGTCCTCGATATGCTAATATTACAAGTTTTATGGGAACCGAAGTTGAAATAACTTCTGGTTGGATTTCTCCTAGAGTGTTTTTTGAAATATTAGGAGAACATTTAGCATCATATGATGAAGATATTAAAATGACTATGGAATATGTAGATGAGTTTTATAATTTTGCAGGGTTCTATACATATTTAAGAGATGGAATAACAGATCACAAAGAAGAGTCTGGTGGTTGGTTTAGAACACTACATGAAAATATAGGTGGAGAACCTAGGGACTTGCCAGATTTTATATATGAAACTTTAGAGGGGTGGGTTGATGAAGCTTGACTATAAAGATGTAGGTAGAGTAGGTATAACTTGTTCTACATTTGATTTACTACATGCAGGACATATAGTTATGTTAGAAGAAGCCAAAAGACATTGTGATTACCTAGTAGCAGCCCTACAAGTAGATCCTACTCAAGATAGAGATAGTAAAAACAAACCTATACAAACTGTCGTAGAAAGACAAATACAATTAGCGGCAGTTAGATTTGTAGATGAAATTGTAGTCTACAACACAGAAAAAGAATTAGATGATATATTTTTAACCTTACCTATTAATGTTAGGATTATAGGTGAAGAATATAAAGATAAAGATTTTACAGCAAAGAAAATTTGTTATAAAAGAAAGATAGAAATTATCTATAATAAGCGAGATCATTCTTTCAGTAGCACTGATCTTAGAAAACGAACTAAAATTATGGAGAGCTTAAATGTCAACAAGTGAAAAAGCATATCGTAGAATTGTAAATTGCCTTAATGCTGAGAAAAGAGCATTACATGGAGAATTTAAGGCGTATTGGAAACATACAGCCAATAAAATTGCTTCTACAAACGATATAGATATAAAAGAAGTAAAACAAAACCTGGAGTTTTATAATGCCCAAAATAAAAGTAGTAGCATCCACTAATATTTGGCATTCAATGGGTGACACACCTGATTTTCCTATTTGGAAATCGGTAGGTTGTAGAGAATATATTATAGGTTACGCAAATAAAGTTCCGAGCCTTAAACAAATTGGAGATATGGTTAATAAATTTACTCATATCCTGGAAGGTAAAAACGATCCTAAGACGGTTGAAATATTTACAGGATATGAAATTTACAAAGCAGAAAATTTAACTCATAATGAGTTTTTCCAATTAAAAAACGGAGATGAAATTGACTACCCGGCACAAGACATTACCAAACTCGACGAGCAAGAGTAGATTCACGGCAGGTTATACTTACTATGATGAACCACAAAAGCTCGAAGAACAATTTAGCGTTTGGAAAAAATGGCCGGCGGATATTGATATAATTTTAGTCGACGATGGTTCACAAGCAGTTTCAGCAAAAGAAGTTATAGATTATCATCAACTCAACCTAGACGAAGAATATACACCTAATTTTAGATTATTTAGAGTAACTAGAGATTTAGGGTTTAATTCTCATGGTTGTAGAAACCTAATAGCAAAATACGCACAAACAGATTGGCTAGCATTCTTTGATATTGATCAAATAATGTATCCTTCTGACGCAGCTAGATTAAAAAAACAAAAATTTGATCCTAAAAAGATATACAGACATTCATGTTATTATGATTGGAAACAACTTGTTTTAGAACCACCTGGACATATCAACTGCTTTGTAATACATAAAGATTTATATTGGAAAGCAGGAGGTTATGATGAGTCTTTTACAGGCCATCATTGGGGAGACAGAGAATTTTTTGAAAGAGTTGACAAAGTAGCTGAAGCAGAAGGAGTAACAAAAATTTGCGTCCATTGTAATAGAAAAGGTAGACATGGTATTGTTACAGATCAAGTAGATAAAACTGTCTATATAGATGATGATACTATATGGTTACCAGCTGGACCTGATGAAATAGAAAAACTTAAAGGAACAAAAAAACAAAGGATAGACTTTCCGTTTATTGAAGTTTTATAAATACTGTTATGCGCTTTACTGAATTTTTAATAGAAGAAAAAGAAGAAGACAAGCTCAAACATTTAGAACATGTTGAGGATCATGTCATTCATTCTGGACACAAAGGCTTTGGACATGCCTTTCATACTCTTAATGACGTTCATAATAAATTACAGAATAAGGGTGGTAAAGACACACAGGTAACAATGAAATATGATGGCAGTCCTGCTGTTGTATTTGGGAAACACCCAGAAAACGGAAAATTCTTTGTAGCATCTAAATCAGCATTTAATAAAACACCAAAGATAAATCATACACACGAAGATATAGCAAAGAACCATGGACATGCTCCAGGACTTGTTCAGAAGTTAAGTGCAGCATTAGATCACGCACATAAAATTAAACCTAATGGCATTTATCAGGCAGACATTATGCACGCTGGAGATGTTAAACATGATAAAAAGAATAATAGAGTAGATTTTACACCTAACACAATAACATATCATGCACCAGCAGATTCAGATCATGGTAAAGCAGCATTAAAATCTAAACTAGGATTGGCAGTTCATACAAAATATGAAGGTAAGACTATAGATACTTTAAAAGCAACTCATGGTGGAATAGATCATGGAGAGTTTACAAAACATAAAGACGTTCATATGATGGATGCTAATCATGATACTAGCACTCATAGATATTCTTTAGAAGATAGAGCACAAGTAGATCATCATCTAAAACAAGCAGTATTACATTTTAAAAACACACCTAAGGAACATCACGATACTGTAGGCAAACATGCAGTAGCAAAGAAAACATATATTAACCACACGGTAAGAACAGGTGAACCTTATAGTCATGAAGGATTTGT